GTCAAGATCAACGAGTATAACATTGTAAAAGCCACAGCCAAGACAGACGCAGATATGCAGGCTCTTTTAGACCTGGTATATAATGATATAGAATTCGTTGTTGAAAGTGTTATGCAAAGGTGCGAATGGTTAGCTTTACAGGCTTTAAGCCAAACAACTATAAGTCTAACCGCTACTAACTCGGCTGGTGTGATCACTGAATCTGCCATTGATTTTGGCCTTCCGGCGGCGAATAAAGAATTTGTGGGGGGAGCTGCTGCAAATAGACAGTGGCTTGTAGCAAATAGTGCAACCTGCCTACCTATAACTGATATTCAGGCGATATGCACTGAGGCCAGGAGCAAAGGCGTCAAGATCGCTCATATCCTAATGAATGTTAGCAAATTCACCGATTTTAAGGCCAGTGATGAGGTCAAAGATTTCATATACGGCATAATGATATCTGAAGCAGGGATATCTCCAGGCGTTGCCCCTACACTAAAGGTTATTAACCAGGTCTTAGTTGAGTCTGGTATGCCCGATATACAGGTGATAAATACTTTTATAGATATAGAAAATAAAGATCACGATATAAGTGCAGTTGATCCCTGGCTTGATGCTTCAAGTGCCGATAAATATGTTACATTTATCCCTGAGTTACCTTTGGGAAGATTCCTACACGGCCCAATAGCTGCTGAAACGGTAAAGGATCCAGGGATAATTCAATCAAAGAAAGGTCATGTGTTAGTGCAAAGCGTTTGTTCTCAAGACCCGATTCAAGTGTCAAGCATTGGCCTGGCTAACTGTTTTATATCTTTTGACAAAATTAACCAGGTATGGAGTCTCAACAGTGAATCACATACGGCCTGGTAATAAAAAAATTGTGGGGATTCAGTATCAGGTAGGAAAATAATTGCTCTGAAGAGTAGGCCCTTCAGGGAAATGCCTTTTATTTCCTATCACCCTTTATTTCTTTTAGTAAGCGAAAATTCCATCGGGGGGGCCGAAAGACCCCCTGCTATTCTCCTAATTTATTTCTTAACTCTTTGACCCTCAGCTCGGGTCCCTGCAGGGTCCCGAGTAGCAATTATTTGACAATTAAAAAGAAATGCCTGGAAGCGGTGAACTCCCAGGCAAGAGTAAAACTATTTACCGATACAAGTATTATAACAAATACAAGGAAAATAGCAAGCCCTTGCCTGGACTTAACTCTCAGGTAAGGGCTTTTTTATTTAGATTTCTCTAAGGGGAAACCCTTTTGAGAATAGGCCGGGGGGTCTGGGACAACCTCTCTTCCTCCCGGCTAAGATGAGGTTGTTAAATGGAAGACATAAAAAAGTTAGAGGATTTTGAGAGAACCAGGGGAAAATTAAGGCTGCCTACTGAGCTAAAACCCTGTATAGCCAATTTAATAAAAAATCCTGCCTCTATTAACGAATTAAAGCCTTTTGTGATAGCCTGTGAGCTTCAAAGAATAGGCACAACAGAAAAGAAAATTGAAGCTCTTTTAACCAAGATCAATGTAAAACCCTCAAAGATCCGGGGAATTATTCAAAGCCTGGCAAGTGGTAAATATAGCTATGGTTGCCCCAAATTAGAAGAAATGGGGCTATGTTTATATAAAACCCGGCTTGAGTGCTGGTGGTATAATAAAATTCCCAGGCAAAGCCAAAAAGAGTGGCGAGAGCAAGATTTTTGGCGATACAACTGGCCTCAAAGGTTACGACCCACAGTCTCAATGCTTTATCTGGCAATCAAGGCAATTGAGAAAAAAAGACGCATTTGGGCCGGATCTTGGCTTTTTATTTCCTGGAATGAATTTGTGGAGAAGTCTGGTGTAAACAGAAGGACAGTTAAAGTAGCCTTGGCAAGATTATATCAAATAGGTTTGATTGAATATAAACCAGGGCAAAGAAGGATTAAAGGTTCAAAGGGATTGGCTACACAAGTAAAAAGAGTTATACCTATTCCCAGGCCAAAGTGATGTTATATCCTATTATGCAGTGTAAAAATGCACTGTAATTTGGCAAAATCAGATTAGTTCAAGGTTACAGAAGTTACGGTGCAATTTTACCCCTTTGCACGGTGCAATTTTACCCCCCATAATAGGATATGTAATAGGAATAATATATAACATTTGATTAGGAGATGATTGGGATTGTAAGTCTTAGGAAGGTGAGGTGTATAAAGAATCTTAATCCTTTTAATATTCGCCGCCGACTTATCCTATAAAATTGAGATCCATTAAGATATAAAAGTAATCAAAAGACAGCCATATAGGGGCAAATAAGAGGAAGTTTTAATCGAAGGAATAACTATTTAATTTAAAGAGCTATAATGCTTCATAAAGACATAAAAGGTAACAAATAAGGAGAAAAAAATGAGAAGCAAAGAAGAGATTTTAGAAAAATTAAAAAACGCTCGGGGGAAACTCACTGTAAATGGTGAATCTGAATATAAAGGTCGCAAAGACCAGTTATTATTGGAAATTTTAATTGATATTCGAGGTCAATTAGAGCAATTAAATCTTGTAATTGATAATTGGGCTAGGCAACCTTTGACGTAAACAGAATAAAATAATTATATTTTGTTTAACTTAGAAAAGCGTCAAAATAATTAAGGTGATCTTAAGAAAGCTCATTGAAAATCAGAGAAAATCAACTCTAAAATTTTAGGGAGTACTCAAAAGAAACCTATCGAGTCATTTAAAAGCAGCTAAAAAATGAAAAACATAAAGGAAAGCGTCAAATCACTGAAGATTTATACTTATTTGATTTTTAATAAAACCCTATTAAATCAATATTTTGTCCATTAACAGGTTTTATTAAAAATATAGTTTTGTCTAACTTTCTATAAATCTCGGTCAAAACACTTGACAAAAATTCTTCTTGTTATATATTATAAGCAGAATAAAGCAGTAAGGAGAAAATAAAATGACAAAACAAAGAACCCCTGTAGTGCTTACCAGAGAAGAGATTGAGCGGTTATTTGAAATTCCTGAAAAAGAGGAGAAAGAGCTAAAAGAGGAATTAAGAAAGAAGAGAAAAGAAAGATCTCCTTTTCTTAACTATACCAAGAACAGACTATTTCAGGCTATCAGAGACCAGGCTATATTAAGACTTGCCTTCTCTACAGGACTTAGAAGCTCAGAGGTTTGTAATCTCAATGATGAGTCTATCTTCCTGAACGAGTCAAGAATCAAGGTCAGATTTGGCAAAAAAGGTAATGACGAATACCAGCCAGTAACAAAGAAAGAAACTCTCAAAGCTCTCAAGTATTATCAGAAGGCAAGGAAAAGCTACCGATTTAACAAAGGAAATGCTTTTTTTATAGGCAGGAATGGTGAGAGAGTTAAGCCCAGGGCAATTCAAAGAATGGTTAAAAGATATGCGAACATGGCCGGAATTAGGAAAGAAGTTTATCCACATCTTTTGCGGCACACATTTGGGACCGAGTATTTCAAAGTAACTGGCGACATCAGACGCACTCAGATAGCTATGAGACATAAGAGTATCAGTAGCACAGTTATTTATACTCATATTGATAAAGATGATGTGGTTAATGGATTGAAAGAAGCGGATTTATAAAGGGTTGTTTTGTAATTAAAGAATTAAAAGGAAAAAAGAATGGAATTAGAAGAAATTCCTGATATAAAGAAATTTCCATATAGATTTGAAATGATAGGAGTATTTTTTGCGTATAATCAATCTGATGATTGGAAAAGGGTGAGAAATAAAGTTAAAAAGAGAGATAAGGGAATTTGTGTTGATTGTGGAAAGTTTATTGGAGATAAAGGAGTTTGTCATCATAAACATTATAAAAATTGGGGCAAGGGGAACCGGGAGGAAATATTAAGTTGCGTTTATTTATGCAAAAAATGTCATAGAAAAAAACATAATAATCAAAAAACAAAAGAAATAACTCCCTTCTGGGTAAAGAGAGAACCAGGTCTTTGCGGTTTTGATGATATAGATTTTCAAGAGAAAAGAGAAGAAAAACAAAAGGAGAAAAGAGAGAAGAGAGAAAAGGAAATAGAAAGGAATAAAGCATTTAGTATTCTTTTAGATTTGTCCTTATTAAATAATGGAGACCATAGGGAAGAAAAATTACAAAAGCTAATTAAAAAAAGTTCAAAATTCATAAACGATAAACAAAAAGAGGAAATTAGAAACCATCACCCCGATTATAAAAAGGGGATAAGAAATTGAAAAGAAGTGGTTTTTATATAGAGGACTAAAAAAATAAGGAGAAACAGATGAGAGTTCGGTATTGGATAATTATTCTATCTATCATTTTTATTATTGGTTTAGTTCTTGGTAAGTTATTTTTGGGTGCAGACCCCATCGTAGGTGAGTATAAGATTTTTCGTGATCTTCTTACTTTTATTTTGGTTATCGCTGGATTGGGGATAGCGCTGTTAGGTGCAGTTATCTATGAAATAGTCTTTCAAAATTTGAGAAGTGAAATAAAGAAGAAAATAAAAGAAGTTAATATAAGTGCCGCAGAGAATGTGGAAAAAAATATAAATGAAGTCTTCTGCAAGTTTTATATTGGGCTTAGTTATAGTTATTGGAAGCGTTGTGAACCAGAAGATTATAAGATAAAGGATGAAATTAAACCTCCTCTATTGGATGATTTAGGAATGGCTATACAACAATCCGAAGAGGCTATAGAATACGCTGAAAAATTAGATAAGAAAAAGCTTGAAGCTTTTGTATGTTTGACTAAAAATAACTTAGCTTATTACCTTGCCCTGAGAGGTTTTTCTGATGATTCCAATAGAGCTATTTCATTGGCGAAGTACGCTTACGACAGAATTTGAAATTATGATTATAAACAGACGTGCTTTTGGGCTGAAACATATGCGTTTGTATTAATAAAATTAGGCGATAAACAACAGAATGAAGAAGGCATTAGCCTGATTAAAAGATTGGAAGCACGGAAAGATTTGGATAGTGTATTCAAGAAAAATATACAGAGTAAATATGGAGAGCTATTATCATAACGTTTTTTCTAAAGGTTCGGGCACTCCAGGGATTAAAAGTTTTTTGAACATCTTACGCTCCTTCAGTCAGTCATTCATTCGTAATTTCAATAATTGAAATTATGACTGTTGGGGTATAATAATTATCCCCTACGTAGTATAATTATTATTATTTATTTATAAAAGTTGTCAAGAGGTATACCTCATTTTGTATTATTGAAATTTATAAATCAAATTTATTATAACTTAATTGTTCTCGTCAAAATGAAATATGGACACCAGGGTTTATTTATTCTTGCTATATTCCTGATAAAATTTTAATTGAAGGAGGTGATGAAATTGGATTTTAAAATAGGAGATGCAGTGAAATTGAAAGAAGGATTTAGTCCTAAAATGGTAGTTAGTTGTGTTGGAACACAATTTTTTCCAGAGAATATTGTATGCAAATGGTATGATGAGGGGATAAAAGGTTACAAATCCGAGACGTTTCATAAGGATATGTTAAAACATTATGAGAAGAAAAAACATTAAAAAGTTGAAAGACAGAATTGGTACGGTGGGCCTAAATAGGCGGAACAGTTCCTCATTGTAGGACTATATCGTAGTTTTTTAAAATAAGTGGAGCAATTTCTTACTGTAAATATATAGTGCAATGTGTCAAATAAGGACAAAAAGGCTGTAGAAGATTAAAAGAAAAAAGCGTTTATTATAATGGAGGTAAAAAAAGGAAAAAGAGGGAAAAGGAGTTATAAGGAGTTTAGATGTTAAAGAAAGGAGGTTACATTGTCTACCAAAGAAGAGCATAGTGTACTTACCGAGAAACTTTGGAAAACCTATAGTAAAATGTATTATAGTTTAGAGCTATCAATAAACCAAACAAGAATGTTGACTATTGTAAGTAGAGAAGTTTTTAAGGATTTCCCAAAAGGACTGCCCCAAAATGTGCAAAGGTCGATACACGTATCCACGGGACAGATGCTTTCTGTGATTAATAAAGCATTGGGGAGAGAAGAATCAGTAGTAAAAAGAACAAAAGATAAGCTTAAGGGCTTGTATGATATCAAAATAACAAAAGATATGGGTTCTACTATATTATTTATGAGCATTGCACTAATAAATCTGGGTATTCCTTTGATGGAAATTGAGTCTGAGAGTTTGTTGTACTCTCAAGAATTAGTTATGATTTTTGCTCATCTCGATGCATTTATGTCCGATAGTTTACGCATTATTTGTCAAGCATGTCCAGAGGTATTAAAAAGAAATAAAAAAATAGATTGGGCTACTGCTATATCTTGTGGAGGGTGGGAAAAATTACTTGATCACTTGATTGAAAAATATGTATTTGAATTTGGGTGGCAATCAATCTCTAAACGTATAAAAAGTTTGAGAGAGGAATTAGGGATTATAGTGAAATACCGAGGGTCTGACCTTGAATTGTTAGAAGAAGCTGAGGAACTCAGAAACATTGTAGTTCATAATGGTGGAAGAGTTAGTCAAGAGTATATTGCCAAGACAGGGCGAAACGACCTAATAGTTGGTGCGTTTTATCCCCTTAAATCTAAATATTTGGGTAAAGTATCTTCTGCAGCTCGAGTGTTATGTGGTGAACTTTTTATGGGGATTGGGAGGAAATTCTTTAACAAAAAGTCCCCAGGGGATTTTACATATATTGTGCATGGGGGGAAATCCAATAAAAAAAAGAGTAACGCACTGATTGTAAAACTCTGATAATAAGGAAAAATAATGCGTAAAATAGCAATTCTGAACTTCAAAGGTGGAACTGGGAAAACTACCACAGCGGTTAATCTTGCTCACGCTTTAGCGCTTAAACGTCAAAACGTTTTAGTGGTAGATTGTGACCCTCAAGGAAGTGTGGCAAGTTGGTTTGGAATCAATTTTAAAAACACCTTTTTTAATTTATTCACCGATAAAGTTAAGTTGCAGGATTGTGTATATAAAGCCCGGGAGAAACTGGATATTATACCAAGTGATAAAAGATTGGCCTTAATAGAAATAAGATTAGCTAAAGAAAAAGATATGGAAAAGGCATTCAAAAAAAGACTTAGCTCTCTTCGAGGTTATGATTTTGTTTTTTTAGACTGTCCCCCAAGTATGAGTATTTTAAATCTTAATGCCCTGGAGTATGCGAAGGAGATATTTATGCCGGTAACTATGGACTATCTATCACTTAGGGGAGTTAAGCAAGTTGTGGAATCTCTTTCAGAAGGAATTGAAATAACAAAGGTGATACCAACTTTCTATGATCAAAGAACTAAGAAGAGCAAAGAGATACTGGAGGATCTGCAATTATTTTTTAAAGATAGGGTTACAGGCCCTATAAGAATAAATGTCAAGCTATCTGAATGTAGTAGCTTTCACAAAACTATTTTTGAGTATGATTCACATTCCAGAGGAGCGCAGGACTATCAGAAATTAGCTGAGGAGATACTAAGTGACTAAGAAAAGAACTGGGGAAAGCCTAAAGGATCTTTTTAAGAAAGAGGTAGGCTCTAAAGCGGTAAAGAACCAAAACGTTAAAACGTTTAAACGTCAAAATGTTAAAGCGTCAGAAAATAATAGGAGACACACAATTTACTTATCTCCTGAGCAATCAAAAAAACTAAGGCTCTATGCTGCTAAAAATGATATGCAATTAAGTGAGGTTATAGAGAAATTAATCAATGAAAATTTATGACGTTTAAACGTTTTAACGTCAATAGAGATATTAACAGAATATTTAAGTAAATAAAGGGAAGGTTAAATTATTGTGTTAGGTGCTGTTGCTGGCTTTTCTGTTGTCATTTCTGACAACGAAGTAGGTGTTATCATTTTTGATAACAAATTTCTTAATCAACAGGGAGTTAAGAAATAAAAAAAGGGAGGCCTCCTAAGCCGTTAAACAAAGGAAAAGCCTCCCGAAAGGAGCGTCCACTATGTCCAGAGCCCCTTCCATGTTAAAGGGTAGCAAAAAAGGAGAAAAGGTCAAGAGTCAAAAAATAGTCTTGGAGGATCTAAACAGGATTCTCAACGAATTGTTTGATCTTTGTTTAGCCCAGAACAGAGTAAAGCGAGTACAAGAGAAATGGGAAGCAAGCGAAAGGTTCAATCTCAAGAAACGAGAGCTGGAAAACTTTATTGAAGAGGTAATGAAAAGCCCGGGAACTGGGATCAAGATTTATGAAAAACTGAATCGGCTGCTAAACCGGGTGCTAAAACACCGGCCAAGCGTTCAATATCTAATATTGAATGGTATTGTAGAGAAAATAGCAGGTAAGGTCTGGATAAAAGTCTAACTGAGAGAAGGTCCGGGGTTGCTCCCTGGCCCCGGACCGAACCAGGGAGATTAAGACCTCTTAAAATCAGTTCCTATACTTAATTACAGAAATTAAATATTAAAAGAATTAAAGCTAATTGAACTTAGCCTACCTCTGGTAATATTACTTTTTAATTAGAAGCGCTTAAATGGGCTTTAAAATGCGTTTTATTTTAGCTAAATTGCTTTGAAATACAATAATAAAGCAGTTTTAAGAGAAACCTTAAAATTAGGCTATTTTAGAAGGGGTAATAATATTCTATACCCCCAGAAATATAACAGGCTAATTCAAGGAGTTAAGAAGGTCAATCGGGCTAAAAATGAACTACCCATGTCCAAGATTTAATTATCAGCTATAAAAAAATAATTGAAGGATAAAAAGATGTCTAAAAAATACAGACCAGCATCTTCATATACAAGTGATGATCCTCAAAAAAGAGAAGCCCAGCTTGCTAACCTTGTGGGGAATAGATTAAAACGAGCTAAGAAACCAGCAGTGAGTCCTCCCAAAATCACCAATCCAGAATACAAAACCGATATAATCAAATTTGGCCAGGAGCAATTCTATATTCCCGAGACCAAGAAGCCTATTGTATTAGAGGAGTGGCAAAAGAAGGAGATCCTTGAGCCTTTATTTTATGGGGACCGGGAACAAACTATGGCACTGATAGGTCAGAGCAAAAAATCCGGTAAATCTACCCTGGCGGCTTTAATAGCAATGTGGTATTTATTTTGTGGTGAGGATCACTCAGAAATTTATTTAGCAGCAAGAGATAAAGACCAGGCAAGTTGGATCGTCTTTTCAAAGCTGGTTAAAGCAATTGAAATGAATGTCTATGCCCTTTTGCAATGTAAAATTACTAAAGATAGCATAGAGATTCCTCGCAAGGGAAGTGTTTTAAGGTGTTTGCCTACTGATGTATCCTGCGCAGGTTTAAATCCTAACCTGGTAGTTTTTGATGAGCTTTGGTCCTACGAATACGAATCAATGAGAAGTTTCTTTGAGGAAATGACCACCGTTCCCACACGAAAGAATCCCTTGACTTTGATTGTTACCTATGCTGGCTATGATGATGAGAGCCTGCTTTACCAGCTTTATAAAAAGGGTATGAACCTGGAGAAAGAACCGGATCCTACTTTCTTTTTTCATTGGGAAGGGGAAAAGGAAATACCTATCAATCGTATGCCCTGGCAAACAGAGAAATATCTAAAGCAGCAAGAAGGACGTCTAAGGAAAAATACCTTTTTAAGATTACATAAAAACCAATGGGTTAGTGATGTTACAGAGTTTATTGACATAGATAAATTTGATAACTGCGTTAATGATAAATTAACTCCTATGTTACCAAATAAGAATATTAAACTATGGGTAGGGGTTGACGCTTCAGTCAAGGGAGATTCAACGGCAGTTGTGGCAGTTACCAGGAGAGATAACAAGGTTATATTGGCAAATTATAAAAAGTGGCAGCCGAGTAAGGATTCTCCGATTGATCTCGAGGAGACGGTTGAAAGATACTTAATTTATCTATCCCAGGCTTTCAATTTACAACTTGTTTACTATGACCCTTATCAATTACATAGAAGTAGTGTTACATTAAGGAAAAAAGGCCTTTTTTTGAAAGAACTGCCACAAACGGTTGGCAACTGCATTGATTTCTCTCAAACTCTTTACGACCTGATTCAATTCGGAAACTTGGAGGTTTATCCTTCACAGGAATTAAGAAGACATCTCAAAGCTTGCAAGGCAAAGGAAATGGAAAGAGGTTATAGGATCATCAAAACTAAGCATTCAGAAAAAATTGATTTAGCCATAAGTTTGGCTATGTCTTCTTTAGCTGCGGTTAAGAGTTTTAGCCAGGAGCAGGAAGAGGAAAAACAAATCTGGCACAATGATGGCCCCGGTGCCCTGTGGGTTGAGGAACCTGGAAAGCCTGAGAGATTTAACTTTCCTCACCTGGTTAAGCGGCGATCCTGATTTTTAAGAGGGGTTGACAGAAATGAAATTTTATATATATTTAAGGTAACAAATAGATTCAAGGGAGTTGATATTATGCAAAACAAAAACCAATATCTTAGTTCATCCGATGTTAGTAGGATCCTTAATGTTCCAGTCGTATCGATTCAAAAGTGGCTCAAAGATGGTCGTTTAAAGAGCTATCGGGTAGGGGGAAATTACCGCATCCGGCCTGAAGATTTATTGATATATCTTGAGAACCTTAGTAATCCTCCATTTGCAATGGTACAATTCAAAAAGGACATTGCTAATCATTTTAAGGATAAAGCCGAACTAGAGATATATCTAAGTGAGGCTAAAGACAAAACAGATTGGGCAGTGCGGGGGGCTAAAGTTAGAAACTATGAAGCAGGGACAGGCCCAAAGCCGTGGAAGTAGGTAAATAATGAAAGAAAAAGATAAACTCACTGATCAAGAGTTCCTGGAAGCGGTAAAAATTGCAGGCTTAGAGGACTTTCTAACAAGCTATACTCAAAAAATTTCTGATAAAAGGGTAAGCAACGGAATTGAGACATTTAAAAAGAATTTAGGAGAAAAGGATCTCTCTGATAAGGAAGAAATTGAACTACTTAAAAACGAATTAAAGGATTTAAAAGGAACTATGACGAAAAAGGATATGGACACTTTGATAAAGGCTGAACTAAAGGCTCAGAATTTATCTGAAGGGCTAATCAAATATATCACCGTAAAAGATGCCAAAGATATTGGGGAACAGGTAAAAGGGCTTAAAGACGAACTTTTAGCAGTCCAACAAGGGGATATAGATAAAAAATTAGAAGGAACTACTTCACCAGCAAAAGGTCTTCCCACAGGGACAGACTCAACCCTGGAAAGCTTCATTGAAAGTAAGAATAAGGGGCAGGGGGTAAGTAGTCCTTTTAAAGGTAAATTAGAAAGCAATGAGGTAACAAAATGAACTTTATGAAAGAAATTAGTGCTAAAAGTTTAGCTGTGTACTTAGATAAACGGGAATGGTTAAAGAGGTATTTCCTTAACTACTTCCCTTTAAAATCAACTCCTTTTCTGTCTTACGAAGTACTGATTGGCTCTAAAGGAATAAGTGCGGCTGATGTGGTTGCTTATGATAGCTCAGCCCCTGAAAAAACTCGAAGAGTAGTTGATAGATTGAAAGGAGATATTCCACCTATAAGAGTCAAGCGGATAATGAATGAAGTCAAGATCAACGAGTATAACATTGTAAAAGCCACAGCCAAGACAGACGCAGATATGCAGGCTCTTTTAGACCTGGTATATAATGATATAGAATTCGTT